GGCACAGGCGCGGCGGGTAACAACATTACATTGGGGTATGAACCACAATGGGTGCTTGTAAAAAATGCAACTACTGCTGGATGGGACTGGTATATAGCCGACAACATGCGAGGGTTTGTTGCCAACCCTGCTAACCCGGTATACACAAAAACTTTATCGCCAAACACATCTGGCGCTGAGTCAGACCAAACAGCCATTTCCCCCACAGCTACAGGGTTTAAATTAAACAGCGGTGCTGGTTCGTTCAATGATTCGGGCAACACCTACATCTACATAGCCATACGCCGTGGCCCGATGAAAGTGCCTACTGATGGGACTAAGGTGTTTGCGCCCGTGACTTACACCGGCACCGGCGCAAGTAACCAAGCAATTACCACCGGCTTTGTTACTGACATGGCTTGGGTTAAAAGCCGAAGCAACATTACAAACTGGATGGACTCAACACTGCTAATTGGCATAAATGCCTTTTTGACGCAAAACAGTGCGGTTCAGGAACAAAGTGGCGCGGGATTTGCCATTAACTCGTATCAAAACACTGGGTTTACATACGGGACAACTGATGCAACGTACAACGAAAGCGCCTACACATACGTAGCCGAGTCGTTTTCCCGTGCTCCGGGCTTTATGGATGTGGTTTGCTATACGGGAACGGGCGGTGCAACTGCGTTTAACCACAACTTAGCAGCAGTGCCTGAGATGATGATTGTGAAGCGCAGAGACTTAGCTTATGACTGGTATGTTTATAGTGCAGTTGTCGGGGCGACTAAATTTACAGTTTTGAATTCAACTGCTGGGCCAGTTACAGATGCAGGGGCTTGGAATAACACCACCCCGACTTCATCTGTTTTTACGGTTAAAGATAGCGGCGAAGTTAACCAAAGCGGGGGCACTTACGTCAACTACCTTTTTGCCACTTGCCCCGGGGTGAGTAAAGTTGGTAGCTACACAGGCACTGGCACAACCCAGACCATCAACTGTGGCTTCACAGCAGGTGCAAGGTTTGTGCTAATTAAACGCACTGACAGCACTGGTGACTGGTACGTCTGGGACTCCGCCCGTGGCATCGTGGCTGGCAACGATCCCTACCTGTTGCTCAACAGCACAGCCGCTGAAGTCACATCGACCGACTACGTGGACACTGCTGCGTCAGGTTTTGAACTCACAGCTACAGCGCCAGCGGCCATCAACGCTTCAGGTGGAACCTTTATCTTCTTGGCAATCGCATAAGGACTCATCATGCAAATCAGAATTCGTGAAACAGGCGACGTGGTATCAGAGCAGGGCTTTCGGGCCATGCACCCCAACACTTCCATGCCCCAGCAACTGACCGAAGCCTCCATCAACGAGTTGGGCGGCGATGTGGTTTTTGAAGGTCCACAAGCCTCTGGCGGTACGGTGTACCAGTACAGCCAAGCCGCTGGTGTGGAGCAGATCGGTGGCAAGTGGTACACCAAATACATCCTTGGCCCCGTGTTCGCAGACACCACTGTTGATGGCGTGACAACCACAGCCGCTCAGAATGAAGCTGCCTACAAAGCCGCCAAAGATGCCGATCAGGCCAAGTCTGTTCGCGCTACCCGCGATGCCAAACTGGCCGCAACTGACTGGGTGGTGATCAAAGCCCTCGAAGCCGCTACCGCTGTGCCTGCTGAAACTGCAACACTGCGCCAAGCCCTTCGTGATGTCCCCTCGCAAGCCGGTTTCCCTTGGGAAATCACTTGGCCTGACGCCGCCTGATCATGCCGCAACCAGTCACACTCAGCCCATCCCCCAAGATGCAGTTTTTTACTGCTGCTGGGGTGCCCCTTGTCGGCGGGAAACTGTTTACCTACGCCAGCGGCACCACCGTGCCGTTGACCACCTACACCGACAGCACCGGCAATTTTGCCAACGCCAATCCGGTGATTCTGGATTCGCGTGGTGAAGCAAGCGTCTGGTTTGGCCCATCACGCTACACGCTGGTGCTCAAAGATTCGTTGGACAACCTGATCTGGACCGCCGCTGGTGTCAACACTCCGCAAGGTGTTCAAAACCCTGTGATTGTGGCCGCAGCCGGTCAAACTGTGTTCACCGTGGCCGAGTATGGCCTTGGCGGCTACCTGATGGTTTTCGTCAATGGTGTTCTCAAAGAGTTCAACGTAGACTATACTGAAACCAGCACGACAAGTATCACGTTTGCTACCGGCCTTACAGCCGGTCAGCGCGTCATCACTCGAATGCTGTAATCAACCACCGTACCGGCGAGGTTCACCGGGGAATCCAAGGATTCATTGATGACTGAAGAAGTCCAAAACCTAGCGGAAGTAGACTCCGCGCCAGTGCAGGATGTGACGGCCACACCTGAAACTGCTGCACCTTCGCCGGAAGTAGCTGAGAATCAGCCCGACTCATCTGCGTCGAAAACATTCACGCAAGAAGAACTCGATGCTGCCATCGGCAAGCGCCTCGCAAGAGAACAGCGCAAGTGGGAACGTGAACAAGCCGCACGGCAAGCACAGCAAGCCGCGCCAGTTGCTCCCAAGGAAATCCCATCAATCGACAATTTCGACAGCCCTGACGCCTATGCGGAAGCATTGGCACTCAGAAAAGCCGAAGAATTGTTGGCCCAGCGGGATCGCCAAAAAGAGCAAGCTGTCATTGTTGAAGCCCATGGTGAGCGTGAGGAGAAAGCACGGGACAAATACGACGATTATGAAGACGTTGTGTACAACCCGAAGCTGCGAATCACCGATGTCATGGCCGAGACAATCCAGCATTCTGATATTGGACCCGACCTCGCCTATTGGCTTGGAACGAATCCAAAAGAGGCTGATCGCATCTCCCGTTTGTCGCCTTTGATGCAGGCACGAGAAATCGGAAAGATTGAAGTCAAATTGTCTGATAATCCTCCGGTGAAGAAAACAACCTCTGCGCCATCGCCGATCAGTCCAGTGACTGCACGGTCTTCGGGAAGCCCGAGTCATGACACGACTGACCCACGGTCAATCAAAACCATGAGCACCTCGGAATGGATCGAAGCCGAACGCAATCGCCAGATTCGTAAGCATGAAGCGCAGCGACTCCGCTAAATTTTTTTTGAAAGGACTTTAAATGTCTAACAGTATCCTGACGATCGACATGATCACCCGCAAGGCTCTGGAAATTCTGGAGAACAACCTTGTATTGACCCGCAACGTGAACCGCCAGTACGACGACAGCTTCGCTGTTGAAGGTGCCAAGATCGGTTCTACACTGCGTATTCGTTTGCCCGACCGCGCTCTGGTCACTGACGGTGCCGCCCTGCAAGTTCAGGACGACAACGAACAGTTCACCACTTTGACCGTGGCAAACCAAAAGCACATCGGTGTCAACTTCACATCCGCTGAATTGACCATGCAGTTGGACGACTTCGCGGAGCGTGTCTTGAAGCCACGTATCAGCCAGTTGGCCTCCAGCATCGACGCTGACGTTGCCAACGCATACAAAACCATCGGCAACTCCGTTGGTACACCCGGCACCACTCCTTCGACTTCTTTGGTCTTGTTGCAAGCCCAACAGAAGCTGAACGAGAACGCTGCTGTGATGTCCCCACGTTACGCCACCGTCAACCCTGCCGCCAACGCTGGTCTGGTTGAAGGCATGAAAGGTTTGTTCAACCCCACCGACACTATCAGCAAGCAGTTCAAGAACGGCATGATGGGTACTGGCGTGTTGGGTTTTGAAGAAATCAACATGTCTCAGTCGATCAAGCAGCACACCACTGGTACACGCGCCGCTACTGGCACCGTGACTGGCGCTGCTGTGACTTCTGAAGGCGCAAGCACCCTGACACTGACTGTTGGCTCTGGCGAAACAATCGCTGTTGGTGACGTGTTCACTATCGCTGATTGCTACGCTGTGAACCCACAGACTCGTGAGTCCACTGGTTCGCTGTTCCAGTTCGTGGCCTTGGCTTCTTCGACAACCACCACAACTGCTACTGTGACCGTTGCTCCGATGTACTCGGCCACTCACGCTCTGGCAACCATTTCTTCGTTGCCTGCCAACAACAAGGCAGTCGTGTTCGTTGGTGCCGCAT